ATTATGTGGAAAATGTTAGCTGATGTTAAAAAACGAGATATACACAGGGGTACATGTTTAACAGATATATTTCCAGAATGGAAGCCGTACTATGACCAAGTTTAAAGAATTTGCTAACAGATGGCATCAATACAAAACAAAGCCTAAAGACTCCTTAACGCATCTATTGTTTTTAGTAGTATACCAAGACAAGTTGGAATGGTCGTTTGCTGTAGAAAAGCTTGCGCAGATGACCACACTGCTAATGAGTGGCGGATCTACAGGGGCGGGTACTGGTCATAATATACAGCATTGTTTGAAGAGCGAAGTAGATGATGTACTAAAGAATAATGTTGATTGTACTCATGCAATGATTGCAAGTGTTGGCATGATATTTGATATGACAGCACGGCCAACACAAATAGAAGAGTTTATTAACTCGTCGACTCTTCCAATATACTGTAAAGCTCACATAATTGCGTTTCCAGAGAAGAAAGCATACCTCCATGATCAGCATATAGAATTAAATTTAACGTGGTGGAGACAACTCAATTGCCCGCCTGTGTATGGTAAATTTGATTATGTCAGTCGATCGAAAGCAAATTGGCATGATGACTATACTCCTCTTTGGATTCAAAGAGATGATTGCTTTATAAGGTCATTCACTCAAAGCGAACGTGAGCACAAAGGTTATGCATATCCAATCTCTCAAGAAAGGATTAATGAAACCAGTATAGTATGGGAAGCTATTCGAGATGGTAACACGGAGTGGCATAGTTTAGTTTCTAAAAGAGACAATTACTTTCGACATCTATATAAAAGAAGCTTTCAGTGTTACTACGTAGTTAATAATGAATTTACTTTTATAGATAAGATTAAAGAGTTGGGATTAAAATTTGATCTGATATACACACCTGCCGCCGGGTACATTGGGGAGATGTTTGCTAATGAATTAGACTTCGACGGCAAGGTAGTATTCTATGATTATTTTAAAGAGAACGTAGATGCAAAACGTATCACTACAGATATGAATATGACACTAGAGGAAATCAGACAATATTCAAGATATGCTAGTCATACGTTTGATTTTTCTGGAGGCAACATGTCGAGTGAAAAAGCTAAAGATTACAAAGACGAAGAAACACTTTTAAAATACCAAAGAAACTTAAATGAAGTTGAATATCGCATAATGAACTTAATGGATATTGATATATTATCATTAATCAAAGATGTTAAAGATAAGACTGTTTTGTTTAACACCTCTAATGTATTTGGATATCATATGGTACATGCAGCATTTACATTAGAACAAATTGGAATCGCATATAACATTATACGTAAAATATTGATCGAGCATACAAAAGCTGTTGTGTTTCGTGGAACTAACCCTGTAAAGAAAATGGTAATTGAATGAAGATTGTATCCGCCAGAGTACACTTGATATGTATAAACGATTTATAAATAAATTTAAGAAGATACTGCTAAAGGACAACTACAATGACTACTAAATTTGAAGAACTAAGCGAAAAATACAATGCGTTTGATTCTTACAATAAAAAACTAAGTACTAACTTTTTAGAGTTTACTTTAGAAGAACTAGGCATGCCCAGTGCTGAAGAACTTCTTAAATCTACTATGAATATTGTAGAAGACCTTGGCGGGATTCAAGGCTGGAGTAAAAATAACAAAGTAAGTAAAAATTACAGAGGATTTAGTATTTGCACTAATCCAGATGGCGACGAACACTTACAAAGTCCTTATGGATCTCTAGGGCACAAGGAATTAAACTGGTCGTATTCAAGCGAAACTAATCCAAAACCGCCTTGGCAAAGTGAGAAAAATACTTATTACGATTCGTATGGTTTTAACCAGGTACAACCTGTAGTTGCAAAACACTATAAAGATCTTCTAAGCTCTGTAGATTTAATGCCTACTAGATCCCGGGTAGTATGGGCAGCTCCTGGCTTTACTCAAAGCTGGCATTTGGATGAAATATTGTTGCAGGTAGTTAGATTTAATATTCCTTTAATAACCGAACCGTGTCATGTATTAGAAATTAACGGCGAAGATGATTACGGCAATGCCTTAACAATGTCTACACCGTTAGAAGTTGGCAAGGTGTACATGTGGAACACAGCTATTAAACATAGAGTTGTAGACCTAGGCGGTGCAAAAAACGACAGGCTTTCGATAGTAGCAGGGTTTGTGCCTTGGTTTGAAAAAGACGGCAACAAATGGAACCCAAATAAGTACTTTGGAGTACAACCAATAGATATGATTACTTCTAAAATGATATTTCCTAACGCACTGTGAAAATTATAGCAGTTAGAATAGGCGACAAATACAGCCCGGAGTACGAAGCATATCTAGAACGTAAACTCCCAGAGCACGAATTTATATGGGTGCGCGAAGCATTTGATCCCAGAATACAATTACAATGGAACAAAATGTATGGCATGCAACTTGATATTGATGAGCCTATATGTGTCATGGATATTGATATGCTTCTTGTAAATGATTACCAAAAAGTATTTGATTATCCTATTGAACGCGGGCAATTCTTAGCAATGCCAGGATGGTGGAGAGACACGTCAAAAGACGGATATTTAATCAACGGCGGATTCTTTAAATATTATCCGAGAGATTGTAAATATATCTTTGATAAGTTTATGGCCGACCCTGTCAAATGGCAGAGACATTATTTAGATAACGGCACAACATCAGGTCCAGTAAACGGAGAGCAATACTTTGTAGAAGATTCTGTTAATGAAAGATTAGAATTAATTGTACTGCCTAATGAGTGGTTCACTCGTTGGGTTGCTGAAGATCATGTTATTGGCGACAAGTCTTTATTATATTGGAACATACAGACTACTAACAAATATATTCAATTAACAGGAAACGAATATATCTACTTAGGCGGAGATTTTCACGAGGACATTAAATTTGTCCATTTTACTCACAGAAACAACAAGCCGCATAACTGGGAAGATTATGATAACCATATATGACGGAGTCCTAATAACATGGGCTGAGATTAAACAAATTTGGGACGAAGAGCTATGGCCTGGACGTGATTCAAAGCCTATTAACAATTGGTCATGGTCAGTTGATAATCCGTTAGAGTTAACAATAGACAAGTGGCAGCAATCTTCTGTTCCTATTTACATAGGGATAAAAACACAGACAGGTAAGTTAGTTGGTGTTAATAGTTTGTATGTTAGTTCTGAGGATGGTGTATATAGTAGATCTAGAGGATTGTATATAAAGCCAGAGTACAGAGGGAAAGGATTAGCTAAAGAACTACTTGCAATGACCATTGCTTTATCTAGACGGTCTAAATACCTCTGGACTGTGCCTCGTGAAGATGCACTAGGTGCATATGAATCTATAGGGTTTGTTAAAAAAGGTACGGGGTTTACTGGTGACTACGGTATGAATTATATCGCAGTACTTGAGAACAAATTAGTCTAATAAGTCGCTTACTAACGACATAACTGTTTCTATTTTAGTTTTATTAATTTTACTTTGCAGGGTGTTGCGCAAGCCTCTGTGTAACGGCTTTGGCCACTTATCCCAATCAACCCACGCATAGCCAACATGTTCGTCGTTTAGTATTGGCACAAATTCTTCTTCTATAAGACACATGTACGTGTGGTAATTAAATCCCTCATCGTTGCTAACAAACGTTTCTAAAGGAAGCGTTTTGATAATCTCTCGTTCACCAATTTCTTCTCTTATTTCTCGCTGTAACCCTTCCCAAGAAGTCTCACCGTCTTCAACGCCGCCGCCGACAAGTCCCCAATCGTTCTTGTTGCCATTCCGTAAAAGAAATAGAAAACGTTCGGTTTTGAGACTGTAAATAAGTGCGCCACTGCAATGTATCATAATATTACTTAGCCGTCTAAGCTAATGCGCCATGTGCCAACAGGGTACAAGCCGTCAATAGAGCGTAACCAATCACTTCCGTCCCAACGATATTGCGTGCCTGTGTTTAGGTTAGTAGTGTACGTAATATCAGTTGTTTCGCTAGCGTTAAAAACAATAGCCCAAGCAGAACCAGTCCACTCAATAATATCATTTGCACTCGCAATCAAATCACTACCGTTTGTATTTTTCCAAGCATCAGGACCATCTGTATTATCAACACTGCCTATGTCCTCAAGAATAAGGAAACGAGCACCTGCTATTTTAAGGTCTGTTGGATTAGTACGTGTTGGATCAATAATATAGTCAACACTTGTAAATGCGTTTAAGTCACGTGCAGGCCCACTAATAACACTATCGTCTGGATACGTATCAGCATCCCAACTAACAATTATTTCAGTCTCGTCTAAAGAGTTAACTGTAAACGTACCTGTAATCTCTAGATCATTTTCAAACGTGCGTATTAATGTGATACGAGAAATGCCGTCTTGATATGTGCCGGGATACGGCTCTGTAATATCTCGCCAGTTAGCACCTGATACTAAATTATTCTTTGTTAGCTGAATAGTAGTACCGGTAACTTGCAACCCATAATCTTTCCAGTTAGTTGCTATAATCTCAGGACCACTAGGGCCACTCTCTGCTATTCTACGCTCGTTATCGTCTGTTGATCCAATTAAATCTGCATCACTTATTGACGATAGCCCTAAGTCCATATCAATAGTGCCAGTACGCTCGTTAAGAACAGAATTAATAATGTTTGTAATAACACCAAGACGTTTAACTTTAACAGGCGGATTAAGCCAAATAGGAACAGTAAACGTTAACGTTGCAACATCAATCTCGCTGTCAACTCCTACAGGAATTGCACGAGAACTAAACGTCATGCCTGATAATGTAACAGTAGTAAGCGAGGTCCAATCAACAAAGTTATCTGTTGTTTGTATTTCAACAGTTGGATTAAACATTAATAATATTTGTTCAATCAACTGAAGCTTTTGATCTGTGTTAGTAGTCCAAAGGTCTGCATTAAGTGTAAGCGTAAACGGCGTTGGCATCAATCGCTCAACAGTGTAGTTCTTACCTTGTGTATTTAGATACTCGTTACCAGCTTCGTCGTATGCACGCTCGCGGACGTTAACTTTATCAACAAATGAAAAGTCTTTTGTACGATTACGATCTTGCTCCATAGCAGTAATATAGATGGCCCACCGCGGAGCACACGGTATTTTATTTTCACTATTCTGTCTTAAAATAGCTCCAACTTGCCGTGTTAGGTCACCGTATAAAACAGGAACCTCAGTCTCTTTACCACTGCTATCAGCATACTTAAAATTACTAAGCACGCGAATCATTTGCGTAAGATATCGTCTTACTTGGCCGTCATAAAAGAAGGTAGACATTATATTTGATCCGGTTTAGGACGCAGCGCGTCTGTTATGCTTTGACGTTCTTCAACAACGTCACCGCCAATAGTGCTACTGTCAGTATTATTAACAAACGTACCAAGCTGATTCTGGCGCGTATCTGTATTTGAAAGTGTTTCTCTTACATCGTCTGCAAACTTCACCCACCGACCTCCGTCAAATCTATATAGTCTCTTTGGTTTAAAATCAGTTCGTAAGTAATACGAACCTAATGTACTTTCTAGCGGAAACGAAATACCTGAACCAAAAGCAGCTCCGTTTGGTGCTCCGTCAATTCCTACCAAGTAACCTGTGTAACCAAGCTTTTCTGGTGTACCGTAAATAACGTCAGCAGTCAATCCGCTTGTAGCATCAATGTCGTTTTGATCAACTGTCTTTATATCAGTTGTACCATCATCGTTTAATGCTAATGTGTATAAATGGCTTACGTTGTGTCCAGACTTAGCTGCATCAGCTTCTGCTTGATCAAGCACTGCTCTGTTAACTTCCATTTCAGCAGCACACGTAGATAACAAGTCTCTCAACGTAGTATCATCATCTGGAGAAACAGGACGATCTAAAATATCCGCAAATTCCTGTCCGTCGTAAATTTGTTTTAGCTTTATCCTGTATAAGTGGGGATACCATGTAGCTGAGAAGCCCTCTGCTGCCCTCGTAACATCCTCTACAACGTAGAAACGCTTCAAAGCATACTCTAAGTCGTTTAACGCATACGAATCGATCAAATGCGGCAGCTCTACGACATCACCTGTCATAATCTTACGACCAATAGTCCTAACAGAATCGTTAATATGGATAGTCATAAACAGCATATCGTTACTTAAGAATAGTCCAAACTGCGACAAATCAAAGTCAATATCTTGCACATTATATGTGCCGCGTATAATGAATACGTCCTCAGAATACTCTCTGTCTCTGTTTTCAAGAAACAAAAAGTCTTGGATATTAGTTACGGCAAGATCATCGTACGCAGGTGTAGCTGCTGATGAATCACCGCTATTAGGATTCTTTGGTCCTAGATATTTGTACACAAAAACGTCAGTTCCGCCGACAGTGAACATCTCAGATACTCGTTTGTCAATGAACTCAAAGTCTTTGCCCCGTTCGGGCTTGTATAATGATAGACGAGGAATTTTATCTCTCCTAATTAATTTAAAGTATTTATTTAGATTTACAGTTAACGTTTGACTAAATTGCGATAAATAATAATGGAGAACAATAATGGCAGACAACGATTTAGCAACATACAAGCAAGAAGTATTTGATTATGTTAGCGCCTTTTTAGGTGGTGGCATGGTTGACGTTGAGCTTGACCCGATACATTACGAAACTGCTCTTAAAAAAGCACTTTCAAAATTTAGACAACGCTCGAGCAACTCAGTTGAAGAAAGTTATATTTTCCTCCAGTTAGTTGAAGACCAAAACGAATATATACTTCCAAGCGAAGTTATCGAAGTGCGCCAAATCTATCGTAGATCAGTAGGATCGCGTTCAGGTGGCGGCGGTGGCGGATCAACATTTGAACCGTTTAACCTTGCGTACACAAACACATATTTACTTTCAAGCTCAAAGCTTGGAGGTCTAGTAACATACGAATTGTTTGCTGGCTACCAAGAGTTAGTTGCTAGAATGTTTGGCGGCTATATCCAGTTCAAATGGGACCAACCAAGCCATAAGCTAACAATATTTCAACGTCCACGAGGACAGGAAGAAGTAATGCTTTACGCTTACAACTACCGCCCAGACATTATATTACTTACTGATTACCTTGCATCGCAATGGATTAAAGATTATACACTAGCTAACTGTAAATATATGCTAGGCGAAGCGCGTTCTAAATTTGCTACAATAGCTGGTCCTCAGGGAGGCAGCTCCTTAAACGGCGATGCACTCAAAGCAGAAGCACAGCTTGAAATTGAAAAATTAGAAAAAGATGTGTCAGAGCAAGTAGCTGGCGGCGCAGGCTTTTCTTTCATCATAGGTTAATTCCTTTGCCAGATAAAATACTCCTAGTGTCTTTTTTTGTTATATATTAATAATAAAGGAGACGCTATGAACTTACCCCGCCTAATTGTTGTTGGCTATGGCCGCCACGGCAAAGATACAGTATGTGAACTGCTACGTGATAATCACAATTACACATTTGAAAGCAGTTCTAAATTTTGCTCAAAACATTTCATATTTAACGAACTAAAAGACAAGTACGGTTACACTACTGAAGAAGAGTGTTATGCTGATAGGCATAATCATCGCGCTGAATGGTATAATCTAATCTCAGGATTTTGTGATCCAGACGCAGCAAAACTAGGAAAAGCAATCTTTTCTGAGTATGATATCTACTGCGGCTTACGTAACAAGCGCGAATTCTACGCAATGAAAAACCAAGGTATATTTGATTATGCTATTTGGGTTGACAGATCAGAGCACGTTGAGCCAGAAGCAAAAGACAGCATGTCTATTGAACCGTGGATGACAGATTACGTAATTGATAATAACAGAGACGAAGCAGCACTGGCGCGAAACGTTGATGATTTAGCAAGAACAATTTTAAAAAAGAGCCGCTACAAAACAGAACAATTGAATAATTTACACCATCACCGGATGATAGGCATGGGTTAAAAGTCAGGAGTTAAATCGCCCTGTCTCCAAACCGCGCCGTCCTTTTGTAGTGTACGCTGGCAATTAGCACATATTGTTTTTAGGTTATTAATTTTACAATTATCTAAAACACCATCAACGTGGAACACGTTAAACTGTTCCTCGTGCCTACTTTTAAATCCACATTTATCGCATAATGGCTTCTTAATGTAGCCAGCTTGCTTCCACTTAGGTATACCGTAACAGTGCCCACCGTGCTTTAAGCAGGTTTCACACTTCTTACGATAAAAAGTCCTTCCTTTTTTCTTATAATTGATTGCTGCGGGGCGATATCCGCATACGCATAGTGGTCTCATACATTTTATTTATCAACCGTACCTTTACCGTCCCTTTTTCGCACGCTTAACCTGCCCATTTTATTCAGATACTGGTAAATACAAAGACGACAGCGGCACATGACGCATGAGGAGAATAAAGCATGGCATTAACATCACCGGGAATTGAACTTACAGTAATTGACGAAAGTTTTTACACCCCAGCGGCACCGGGCACGGTTCCAATGATTTTTGTTGCTACAGCGCAGGATAAAGCAAATCCAGCTGGCACAGGAACAGCACCAGGAACGTTAGCGGCAAACGCAGGTAAACCATATCTGCTTACATCGCAGCGTGACTTAGCAGAAACTTTTGGAGATCCAGACTTCCAAACAGATTCAAACAATAACCCAATTAACGCAGGCGAATTAAACGAGTACGGCTTACAAGCTGCTTATTCATTGCTTGGCGTTTCAAACAGAGCATACGTTGTTCGCGCAGATGTTGATCTTGCGGCATTAGCAGCAACATCAGAAGCACCATCAGGCCCTCCAAGTGACGGCACTTATTGGTTTGACGCACAAAACACATCATTTGGTATTTTTGAATGGAACGGTAATTCTGCAACAACAACTGGCGGACAAACATTTACTGTTCAAGATGTTATTGTTATTACAGACGCAACGCAACTAACTGCTAACGTACCAAACGGTTCAGTTGGCGCACTAGGCTCTTATGCAGTTGTGGTAACAAATACGTCTAATAATATATACTACAAAACTTCAAGTTTAACAACTCCTTGGGTACAAGTTGGTACACCAGAGTGGAGTGCAAGTATCCCAGTAGTACGTGGCGGAACACCGGGCACTATTACAATTGGTCCTACAATAAACATTAACACTAATCTAGTTGCTTCTACAGGCACAACAATTGAGCAAGTAGCACTTGATATTACCGGCGACTCAGCGTTAGTAACATTGGGTATTAGCGCAAAAGTTGTTGACGGTGCGCTAGAAATTTACTCAACTGGCGTGGCAGTAGTGATTGCTGAAGGCGACGGCCTAATGGCATTAGTTAGTTTA